CTTTTGAGGGTGACACCGGCAAGAGATCAAGCTGATGCGTTGTGGGATGTAATCGAGAAGATCAACGCATTGATTGGAGAACAGCGTGAGCAAGACAAAGGGAAGTCTGCTAACCGAAATAAAAGAAGCGCAGGGAACTAGCGGTCGCAGACCGCTCATCTTCAGTATCGCTGAAGAACTACCCGACGAGGATCGTGACGACTTCTGGGCGGCGATCAACGACCACAGCATTTCTGCTGGGGCGATAAGTCGAGCGCTCGCGAACAGGGGAATCAAGTTGACTGCCGCATCCATCGCTACTTATCGTCGAAAGGAATACAGTCATGGCGCTTGAACGCGAAATCCAGTTAGAGGCCGAGATCGCTGATCTTCGTGCAGCGTTGAAGACTGCACAGCAGAAGGAAGCTCGTGCGAAGAAGCGGTCGGATGACATGGTGGAGGCGGTGTATCAGGCTGCGCGTGACGCGGCCCGTGCCACCCCAACCCGTAAACCTGTCCCATTCAAGAAGGACACCCGCAAAGGTAAGACCGAGGTTGCGTTGGTTCACGCTACGGACTGGCAGCTGGGTAAGCGCACCGTGTCGTTCGGTGTGTCCACGCTGGCGAAACGAATCGAGCAGTTCACCGAGAAAGTGATGACGCTCACCGACATCCAACGTGCGGATCATCCCGTCAAGGAGTGCACTTTGATGTTTGGTGGCGACATGGTGGAAGGCATCGGCATCTTCCCAGGACAGGCGTACGAGGTTGAGGCGCATCTGTTTGAGCAGTTGTTTGAGGCGACTTCGGTGATGGAAACGATGGTGGCTTCACTCGCTGGGTTCTTTGAGAAGGTTCATGTGGTGTGCGAGTACGGCAACCACGGTCGGTTGGGTCGCAAGGGCGATATGCCTGCCGGTGACAACATCGACCGTATGGCGTATCGCATCGCGTCTGAGCGCACCGCGCATCTGAAGAACGTGAGTTGGCAGATGTCATCGAACTGGTATCAAATAGTGAATATCGGTTCCTATCGTGCACTGCTGGTGCATGGTGATGAGATCAACTCGTTCGGTGGTAACACTCCAGCGTTCGGCATCCTCCGCAAAGTGAACGCCTGGTCTACGGGTGTGGTCGAGGAGTTCCAAGACTGCTATATGGGGCACTGGCACACCCCGATGACGCTCACGATGGCTAACGCTGGTCGCATCTTCGTGACCGGTTCACCAGAGTCACACAACGAGTACGCTCGTGCGTTTATCGCAGCAGTCGGACAGCCCTCCCAGCGTCTGCATTTCGTGGATCCTGTGAAGGGTCGAACGACAGCCGAGTACACAGTCTGGTTGGACTAGCCATGCAAGACCCGCTATCCGTTATGACTGAGCACATCAAGAAGCTTGACGCAGAGGTGCAGAAGTGGAAGGACATCGCTGGCATCATGCACGAGTATCTTCAGGAAGGCGACCCGAAGGGTGCGAAAGAACACTACGAGGAGAACGTCCGTGTCTGGTAAAGATATAACTGAACTGTTGGACAATGTTCCATACACGAGCAACGAGCAGGAACTCTGCTTTGGAGCATCCGACGAAATTCAACGGTTGCGCCGATGGAAAAATTGGGGTCTACACATCTCTGTGTGCCCAAACTGGAAGATACGAACCTGTTGGGATTGCGTAGTGCCAGACCTGCAAGACGAAGCAGAACAGCAAGGAACGGCAGCGCTTATCAAAAGAGAAACTAAGCGTTATGGGTCGTGACATCAAGATCTGCCCATGCGTCTATGACGGTGTAATCCCACGAACCCCACGCTGCGGAGAAAAGACCGATGACTCAGACGAATAAAACCATTGTCCTCGTCCAATGGGCCGACACCCACATGAGTGACGCAGGCTGGCTCGACCTAGAAAAGTATGAAGACGATGGCGAAATGCTGGTAGACACCGTAGGATTCCTGATACCGGTAGGGGAACCAGGCTCCAAAGATCAGCACGTCACCGTCTGGCAAACCCTCTGCAAAGGCGAAGGAATCCACGCAATCCATATCCCAGTAGGGATGGTCCGAGACATCAAGGTTCTTGACACAACCTCGTTACACCCCTAAGGTAAACCATCTGCAACGGAAGGAGAACCATATGCAGAACAGATACACAGAACCAAAACCGAAGCACGGCAGCCAAGAATGGTTGACAGCTCGATGGAAAAACAAGGACGGGGAAACCCGTGTGACCGCATCGGTCGCAGCAGTCGTCCACAACGAACACAAGTACACCACCCCAGCTGATCTCGCTGTCGAACTTCTCTCGGTGACACCCCCTGCACCGAAAGAACAGAACGATGCGATGCGACGAGGCACCATCCTCGAAGAACCACTACTCAGGTGGGCATCCGAAATCCTGGGCAAACCCATCACCGAACCCCATGTGCTGTACGCATACGACGAGGACGGTGTGCGACTCCTGTCCACCATCGACGGGATGGACCCGTTAGGGGAGGTGTACGAACTGAAAACCTATAACAAGCGTTGGCAAGGACAGTTGCCACGTTATTGGTATTGGCAGGGAGTACAGCAGGCGATCTGCACTGACAGTCACGAAATCAACTGGATCGTGTTCGACTCGAATCTGGAACTGCATTTCCATACACAGACCGTGAGCAGTGACGAAAAGCAGATACACATTGACGCAGTTCGCCGGTTCCTCAGCTTCATTGACATGGGCATGATGCCAGATATCGCTGATCCCACTTACGACAACGCCGCCACCCTCTACCCACAGGGCATAGAAAACACCGTCGTCTTGGGCCATGAGATCTACGACACTTTAGAACGGTTGTCGTTGGCTCGTGAACAGAAGCGTCAAGCCGAACAGTTGGAAGAACAGTTGAAGGGTGAGATCGCAATGATCTTGCAGGACTGCGAATACGGTTCCGTTGATGGCACGGTGGTCGTGTCGTGGAAGAACAGCAAGCGCACCTCGTTCGATACCAAGAAGTTTGAGGCGGAGCATCCAGCGTTGGCCGCCAAGTTCAAAAAAGAAACAACATTCCGCACCATGCGGATCGTCGCAAAGGAGAGCAAGTAATGAGCAACCTCGTGATTGCACCAGACCAGCAAGGCTTCACCCCACAGCAGGTGGCAACCTTGAAGCAGTTGGGTGTGGACAAAGTATCGGACGGTGATCTCGCCGTGTTCTTCCACCAGTGTGTACGCACAGGGTTGGATCCGTTCGCAAAGCAGATCTATATGGTGGGTCGTTGGGATGGTCGTGCGAACGCCACCCGCTACACCATTCAGACTGGCATCGATGGATACCGTTTGATTGCTGAACGCACCGGCAAGTACGCAGGTTCAGACGAAACCTGGGTCGAAGAAAACGGTAAGCCTTTGTCTGCGACGGTGACGGTTCGCAAGATTGTGGACGGACAGGTATGCAACTTCACGGCTACCGCACGTATCGAGGAGTATGTGCAGACAGGCAAGGATGGGAAGCCGATGGGGTTGTGGGCGAAGATGCCGCACCGTATGTTGGCGAAGTGTGCTGAGGCGCTCGCGTTGCGTAAAGCGTTCCCACAAGACCTGTCTGGTTTGTACACGGCTGAGGAGATGTCGCAGGCTGATAACGCTCCAGCTGCACCACAGATGGCGGAGATCCGTGAGATCAACCCTGTCGTATCGGCAGACAATCTGGCACGGTTCAAGGCTGCTTGTGATGCTGTGCCGATCAGCCACACCGAAGTCATCAAGACTGCTGGGCTGGAAGGCAAAGAGATCCGTGAGTCTGATATGCCAGCGTTGCGGGCAGCGTTCAAGAAGGTGAAGGAGGATTTGTTCTCCCCGATTCAGGATGCCGAGATTGTGGAACCTGAGCCAGAGTTCGTGGAAGGCTACCCGATTCGCACGGTCGCTGATGTGGAGGCTGAGTTGGTCGATATGTTCGGTGCGAAAGGGGTACCGGTCGAAGCAATCCAATCACACCCCGCGAACAGCAAGCCGAAGATCAAGGATCCGTCCGCACCTGCAACCGCACCACAGTTGGGTGTGATTCGCAAGATGGCACGGAACGTGAACATCATCACGAACGAAGACCTTGCTTCACTGTGCACCGATGCGATTGGTCGCCCGATCAGCAAGCTGGATGACTTGACGAAGGGTGAAGCATCACAGATCATCGACACCCTGAACCCGAAGTGATGCTGGAACAGAACCGAAAGGGAGAATGTGAAGGACGCAAAGACAAGTGCACGGTCGCTGGATGCCCTAAGTTCGGAACTTTGGGACGTGAAGGCCGTGACGGTAAACGACGGGTCAAGGGATGTGGCGACCCTGTTGCTCGTGGAAGAAGGAACCGCACTAAGGGTGATAGCAAAGCTCGACGTGCACGGAAGAAACTGGGTCTTGCTGCGACAGGTAATGCAGGCACTCGCCATGAGGAACATTGGGGCGGGATGTTTCGTGTCGAAGTCAAAGCGGGTAGCCAGGTGGGTCCGATTGCTACACGTTTCGATGCTGCTCGTTCGCAGTCTGAAGCATCCAAAGCGTTGGGAGATGTCCGTCCTTTCGCGATGATCGCGATGCCGGATGGTACGAGTGACGGTATCGTGTTGATGTCGCTCACAGAGTTCGCGGAGCTGTTGGCTCTCATCTCGTAAGGATCACGCAAAGGGAACCCACTGTCACTGGTGTAGGTGTGATTCTCCCCAGCCGATGTCAAAATCTGGTCGGCTGGGGCGATACCCTTATTTTGTAACCTGTTCGTCATCTTTGATATTCTGGGAGGGAATCGATGAGGATATTTACACGGCTTACAGCCGCACTCACGGTAGGGCTGATCGCCTTCGGCAGCATCGTTTACGCAGCCGAAGCCCCAGCCAACCCCCCGTTCCAGACCTACACCCCCCTCAGAGAGGGTCCTATCGCTTCTGAGAGGCGTTTAGAGACACCCATCGTGTTCCGTCACGGCGACATCTCATGGCTCCCCCAACTAGCAGCACAGGCTGGCTGGCCTGAACGCACCTGGAAACGCCTCGGTCACATCATCCTCAGAGAATCGGGTGGCTGCCCGAACCGTCGAGGTGGGGACGCAGTGAACAAGTTCTGTGAGATCACTCACGTCACCGAATGGAACCACCGCTCCGACACAGGACTGCTCCAGTTGAACGGTGTGCACTGGAAGCAGGACCATCCGCAGTACGCCGGACTGATCTGCAAACAGATGGGTATCTGCACCCAAGAACCCCTGCTTGATCCGCTCACCAATCTTCAGGCTGGACTTCTGTTGTGGCAGGTGGCAGGATGGCAACCGTGGAAAAGGAGCTAACCATGATTCTCGCGGAGATGGATCCCCTATACGACAACGACACCAGTTTCTTCGCTGACGCGAACTGCAAAGGTATGCCAGCCGACAAGTTCTTTATCGAGCCACGCACACCCCAACAGCACATCCTAATCGCTGAAGCCAAAAAGATATGCGGTCTGTGCCCCGTGCGGAAGCGTTGTCTAGAGTTCGCATTGAACAACTACATCCATCACGGCATCTGGGGTGGGTACACTACGAGACAACGGAGAGGAATACGGCGTGACCGACGAGATCGAGTTTGAACTAGAGGAATGGCAGAACCGGTGCGATGCTTTGCGTATCGCGAACGAGCGTCTGCGTGACGAACGCGACGACCTCAAAGACGTGGCCGAGGATCTGCACAACGAGCTGGAGGACACTCGCCGCCGTTTGAAGGAAGCAACGAGTGTGATCTCACGCCTGCGCACACATATCGCGCAAGGCATCGAACTCTAAACAACTTCAGCAGCGGAAATAGATCTCTTTGTGGACCGCCTCTGCTCATTCTGGCCAACCACGAACATCGCACGAAACACGTTGAAGAACGGGTGGAAACACTCCGAAATCATCATCGACGCAACCAGCGAACACGGCAAACAAGTGCTCGCAGACTGCAAACCGTTACCAAAGTTCCCAGACTTGAACGCTATTGAAGCGATGTTCCGTAAGGTCATGAACCGTCAACTCGCAGAGATCGGTTGCGACAAGTGCGGAAACACCGGCTTCATCGAAGGCACACCCATCCAACAACTCGGCTTCACCTACAGGACATCCCAATTTTGCTCATGCAGGAGAACACAATGAACACACGAGACTTCATCAACGAGTACGCCGATGGTGCTGTGCTGTTTGACGCTTGCGATAGCGCACTTATTGGCTACGGATCCCGTGTCGATATGGAGCCGGTCGCAATCTATTCATACCGGCGTCTCGTGCAATCATTCATCGAGCAGGGGATGGACGAGGACGACGCTTCCGAGTATGTCGAGTACAACATCGTAGGATTATGGGCCGGTGAACGTACCCCGATCATTGTGTACGAGCCGTGAGACAGACCTACCGTTGCCCCCGATGCAAGCGCACGTGCACCGTGTACGTCAAGCTGAGTGAACCACCGGTGTGCAGCAACCCCAATAAACACCGCCTAATCCCGTCCTATATGGAAGCCGTTTCCAATAGCGCACAAAAGAAAAGTGACCCGCTCAACCAGCCGGATTAGGGGGACAGCTGGGAGCGGGCCACTTGTGGGCGCGACACGGTAGCTAGGTGGGCTACCGCTTTATATGTCGCGTCACATCATTGAACCCTCACTACTTCGATCTTGCCCCTATGGTAGTGCTCTCCACCTAGTTCTTCCAACGCGCGTTGCGCTGCGGATTGCGACCCATACCGATAGTGCATAGCCTCCACCCGCGTGAACGTTTGCCCCTGATACCGGTACGGTCCCGCATAGATCAACCCATCGGAGCGTCGCACTATCCACACCTCGGTGGATGGCTTTGCGAACGCGCCCCGATAGCTCAGCACCTTGCGCTTGATATTCCTACCGTGCAGCCGCCAACGCATCGAGCGTCCTCCTTCCGTCCTCGGTGATCTCACACACTTGCTGCGGCACACCCGCCGAAGACATACGCTCCGCACCTGTCGGCCTGATATGGCCCGCCTGACGTAGCTCACTGCACCGTTTCCAATAGCAGCAGCGCGGCCTACTGGCTAGTCCGGACTGGTATCCGGCCTCCTCATCGGTCATACTGCCCGCCGCGTAACGCTCCAATAGCAGCGCCCGCTGCGACCCAGCCCGCACCGCTAACGATGCAGCACCCCTACGCGACGTGGCGGGGTCCTCGGTGCGTACACCTAGCCACCCGTTCGCGTGACCGATAGCGGCCCACTCGTCGTATCTCATTGGATACCCTCCGTCGTGAAGTACCACGCCAATGTCTGCACCGTCAGGTTCAGCTGTGTAACGGGATAGTTACTAATCAGCCACGCGAGCGCGTCCGGTGCACTCCCGAAGTCTTCGCGATATACGAAGTCAGGGCCACCAAACTCGCCCACTTCAACCGCGAAGCAATCCACCCCGCCAGGGGAGCAGCTGTATTCGATCTCATAAATCCGTGCCGATATCTGCCTATCCATTAGTAGCCCCTCGTCACGTATTCAGCGGGTCCGTAGTAGTCCCCGTCGCAGCACTTGTATCCGTTGGCGTAGTTATTCCGTTGCCGGTCGCTCATCGCATCCCAAGTGTCGAAGTCATATTCGGACCATTCGGTTACGTCAATGATCGCGAGACTATCGACCCCGCCATAGGTGCCGCTGAACGTATCCACCCATATAGCGCGGGGCACGTAGTCATTCATCGGGTCACGAGTTTGTGATAGCTCGTGAATCAGTACGTTTATATCCATCGTCAGCCCTCCAGCTTCGGGACGATACGACGCAACGCCGTAGCGATATGGGTATCTTCGTAACCGCTCAGATCGGTGTAGGCCATCGCACCCCTATCGATGGCGGCCCACAAAAGATCGAAGCTATAGCGCGCATTGATATCGCGTACCGTGTGCGCGTTGCTGATATCGCGGGCAATATATCGCGCCCGTGTCTCCGGTGTATCTAACGGTGCGATAGCTTGCCGCCACCGCTCCACTGTCTGCCTATCTATCTTCACTGGTTGCTCCTTGTGTCTGTCTAGGGTCCGTCCCTAGATCGTCCCCGTTCATCATTGAAGATCACGCCACACGGCGACGGGAGCCGCGCCTACTTGCGCGGGTTATTCTTACGGTAGAAGTAGTCCAATATCCCCACCCCTACCACTGTGGGGGTCCAGATGAATAGAAGTGCCCTCAGTGTGTCGCTCACGATCTCACCCCCTCACGTCGTCGCGCGAAGCGTGCTAGGTCCTCACGTTCAAGGCTCATCAGGTGACGCGCCCACGCCGCTTGATCGCTTGGCAAGTGCGCAAACTCATCGCGGACCGGCTCCGGTGTCGCTACTGGCTTCGGCTTCGCGGCCCGCTTACGCTTCACCACGGGCGCTACACCCTCCGCCGCGTCAGGCTCACCGCTCACGGCCCCGCTATCGATAGCCCGCTGCAGTGTTAGCAAGTGTCGCCGCGTATCTGCCGCGTACCGCTCCCAAGCTTCACGCGCCGGACCTTGCGCGCCCTTAGCGTTACGTTCTGCCCGCTTTATATCGACCTCGTACGCTTTGACGATGGCGGGAATGTTGCCTACTTTGCGACGTGCCATTAGTAGGACCTCCACACGTGCCCGCCGTCGTAGTAGTAGTCATGCTCAAGGTCGCGCGCGTATGCGTCCCAGTCGATATAGCGGGCCAAGTGTTCAGGCATCGCCGCTAGATCGCCGGTGTCTTCGGCGTACTGCTCCGCATAATCCCTAAATGAGTCCCACTCTCCGCAATATCTGTCTTCGTGCGCGGTAACTAACTCCGATACCGATAACTTGCCCGCGGGGTCGTACCACTTGGCGAAGATATACAAGGCTTCGGGGTCGTCAAGTGCCGCCCATTCTTGCGCTAGTTCGTAGAACCCGCGCACGGTCCGCAACGATGGCGGCAGATATTCCCAGTCCGCCATCTCCCATTCATCACCGCCGCAACGCTTACACGCCACGTATAGCGCCCCGCTTGGATACTTGGCGGCTTCACCTTGCCCGCCATAAGTGATATGCGTACAAGGGTCGCCGCCCTCGCAATAGCAGCCGATTGAAGCGTCAGCTTCGACCGCCGCGTCCTCAATATGAAGCCATACGCCAAGCGCCCGCCCCTCATTGAGACAAGACAGACACACGACACACGCGCGCGGCTCCCCCGTCGTAGTAGATACCGACATATCTCCTCCTAATCGTGAACGTGGCCACCACTGGCCCCGTGATAGCGAGACTATCCCGCCATCGCGCCCCGTGCACGTCATGAACGTGCAGCCGCCCAAGCGGACGGGGCCACCTACCTAACTTGCCATTAGCGCCCGCAACGTATCGGGACTATCTGCCGCTATCGGGTCCGTATCTGCCACGTCGAACACGTGCCGCATAGTAAACCCGCGCGGCCCCTCCTCCACATCGTCATTCTTACGCACGATGGGGGCCCATATCGCGTACCCCTTAGCACCCTTGCGCACGATACGGCCCGCCTGTCGCCACTGATGGAAGCCCGCTACCGCTTGCGGGAACGAAGCGCCCCGTTCTTGGCACTGCACAAGTATCAGCGCGATATTGCGACGCGAATAGCCCGCCAACACTGCAGCCGCTAGATCAATGTCCGCGGGCTGCTCCTCCTCCATCAGGCGGGCGGCTTCGATCAGCCGCGCACGGTAAACGTTTACCGCTTCGCGCTGCTCCGGTGTATATGTTTTACGTGCCATCAGCGGCCCCCCTCCATCGTCAGACTGTATTCCTTGCAATATGCACGATACGCCCGCCGCGCTTCGGCCACGGTGTACCCATAATACGTACGCGACAGATACCACGGACCCGCCCCGTCACTCACTAACGCCGTCACCACGACGGCCCCGCTATGCGGCACTCTCTCAGTGTTCACTAATCACCCTCCTAATCAACCAAGCTTGCAAGCCACCCCGCAAACTACCGCGCACCTACGCGGCACCACCCAAGATACACCCCCCACCAACACAATGCAAGTACCACCCCCAGTAGCCACCACGACACGCTAGGCGGCATTATGCGCGGATTACTTAGGGTGGTGATCTCGCTACTCTCCGTGGGTAGGGGGGTGTTCGGTGGTCAAGTGTTCACGGAGAGTGGTCGCGCACACTGACCACCGACAGTGACGAAGCCGCCACACACCGCACACACACAACCCGGGGTCTGCCGAGGCACGCCCGGTGATCCATACATATAAGCGTTTTTCTCTACGTGTGGTTTTGTGTAGCGGCTCTGGAAGGGAGGGGGTGGGGTTTGTCCACAGGTTGTGGATAACTTTGTGTACGTGTGTGTACACATTCTTTTTGGCTAATGCTTCGAGTGAGTGTGTTTGTGGCTTCCCCCACGGTTTATCCACAGGGTGTGTGGAATGGTCGCCGTAGCCAGTTTGTTTTAGCCGACACCAGTTGTTGAGTTACGTTCTCTCGCTGCTCCCCTCATTCGATGATGAGAGGTCTACCCAGGTTTCCCTGTTTGCTGCCCGCACCTTGCAAGGGGTGTACGCACGTGGGTGCCCTGTGTCTCCCGACATGAGGGACTTGATGAAGCTGTCTGTGACTGTACCACACCTCTGCTACTCTTACAACATGGCATCGAAGAAAACTGTAAAGCCGAACTATCAGGGTTCGCTTGCTGATTACAGAAAGTCAATAAACGAACCAGCCCCTGGTTCCTATGCAAAAAGAAATTTGCGACCGATGACCGCTCAGCAAAGAAAAACAGTTTTTGTTGACAATCCAAAAGTCAAAACATCAAATCAACGAACCTTTCCTGATTACGCAAGCCCGAATCTTGCCGCACCTATTGCTAAAGGTAAGGTGCCTATCACCAAAAATCCATCTGTTCGCCCGATGAGGGAACCAAAAAAGAAGAAGTTGAAGTAGCTTCCAAGCATCTGGCCCCTTGCCTTCGGGTGGGGGGCTTTTTGTTTTGGTGTGTTGGTGGGCGGGGAGAAACCGGAGCGGAGGGGGTGCTCGACGGCACACCCACCAACACATCTGTTATGGTATCAGCATGGCTTCTTCTAAGGGTGGATCGCAACGCGGTAAGCAGGGTCGTGCAGCTGAGCGTGGCAAGAAGATGCGAGCACAGTCTTCGAAGAAGGAAAAACTTCTTGGTCAGGAGTTGGGCAAGACCGGTCGTGCTGCGGAACGTGGCAAACCAGTAACGAACGCTCAAAAGGGTTTAGGGAATTACAGTCGCCAAACAATGCAGAACAAGAAGATGCGGGATATGCCTGTGAAGCAGAAGTTGAGTTCTGCCCTTGATGCTTCTGTTGCTGGTATGGCTGCTTCTCCAATTGGTATTCGCGCACCAAAGTTTGTCACGAAAGCAATCAACACGAAGGCCAACCAGATCGGTCAGGGTTTGGGTGATCGGGCGTTTGATCGTTCTTTGGACAAGATTGAATCAATGACACCTAATCCTGGTGGGAAAATCAAGGGTATGCGCGGGACCGTTGTCACTCCTGGTGGTGTTTCTGAGGGTCGTTCCTCGTATCGTGTGACCCCTGTGCGTACCGAAGCTCAGATGCTTGGTGATGTGCAGCGTCGGATCAAGATGGCTGAAAAGGATGCTGCAAGAATTGCTCGTTATTCTGCGCAAGGTGCACGACGCGGCATTGTTGCTGGTGCCGCTGGTGGTGGTGTTGTTGCAGGTACGGCTGGTCTTGTTGCTGGTTATGCGGCAGGTAAAAGGGATTCTTCGAAGAAATCGAACACGGGTAAGTCGCGCACCAATAGAAGGTAAGTAATGCCAGCTGGGAGGAGTGGGAGGCGGCAGGTTCCGCCACAGGATGTCGCACGTTTCTGGCAGGCCCGTGCATCAGGCATGACGATCAAGGAAGCAGCAAAGATTGCTGGGGTGCATTACAACACTGCTCAGGGGTGGGATGCGCGGAAGCGTAAAGCGAAAGCGGAGTTGGAGATCGCGAAGCTTGATGGGGCGAAGATCCGTAAGGGGGAGGGTGGGGTTCAGCATGATGCGTGGCAGAAGGTTATGGATGTGTCTGACCTGCCACCAGTTATTCCGCATGATCGCCTGTCGGAGGACGCGAAACGTGGGCTAATCGATTTCGACTTTTTCAGGCGCAGATATTTGGGGCGTGTCCCTAGCCCGTGGCAGGTGGATGCTGCATACAAGATTGAGCAGTGGTTGTTGTCGGATGAGAAAGAGTTTCTGGTTTTGAATTGTCCGCCTGGTGCCGGTAAATCCACCCTGTTCCATGATGTCGCTGTTTGGCAGATAGTCAAGAATCGGAAGATTCGTGTGATGATTGGGTCGGTTTCGCAGGCGTTGGCGAAAATGTATTCGCGTCGTATCCGTGAAACGTTGGAGCGTCAGTTCCCGTTGGACCCTGACCCTGTGCTGATTGATAAAGGGTTGGCAATAAAGGCTGAGGGGTGTTTGGCTATCGATTATGGAAGATTCAAGCCTTCTACCGCGGGGAGTTTGTGGCGGGCTGAGGAGTTCATCGTGGAACAAGAAGACCTCGGTGGATTAGATAACAAAGAACCAACCGTGTCGGCGTACGGCATCGAATCAGAATTCATCGGACATCGCGCCGATCTCTGTTTGTTTGATGACGTGGCCTCACCAGAAAATGCGAAGGAGTCAGCTGCTCGTGACAAACTTATTGAAAGATGGGATTCGATGGCTGAAGCGCGTGTCGATCCAGGTGGCCTTCTGGCAGTTATCGGACAAAGACTCGGACCCCTCGACCTTTACGCCCACTGCCTCTCCAAAGTCACCTACGAAGACTTTGAAGACGACTACGACGGATCAGATGTCACCGACCTCTCCGAAGTCAAAGAACCGCTCAAAAAACAGAAATACCATCACCTCATCTACCGCGCCTACTACGAAGACCTCGACACAGGACTCCAAAGCAAAAGGAACACCAGCCCAGCGTGGCCGAACGGACCGCTCCTCGACCCGTACCGGCTCTCCTGGAAAGACCTCTCGTACATCAAACACTCCAACCCAGCGAAATTCGCGGTCGTCTACCAGCAAGAAGACCAAGCCGAAGGGAACTATCTAATCGAACGAGTGTGGGCAACCGGTGGAATCGGCCCCGATGGGGTGCTCTACCCAGGTTGCATCGATAACGAACGTCGACCAGGGTACATTCCTGCTGGTTTACAGCCCCCACTGATCTCGATTGCTTCGGTGGATCCGAGTCCAACCATGTTTTGGGCTATCCAATGGTGGATTTTCCAGCCCGAAACCAACCTCCGCTTCCTGATTGACGTGGAAAGAGTCAAACTCACCGCAGAACAGCTCCTCGGCTACGACACTACGAGCCGTGTGTATAGCGGAATCATGGAAGATTGGCAGAATCGGGCCTTTGAGATGGGGTATCCGATTTCGCATTGGGTGGTTGAGGTGAACGCAGCGCAACGATTCCTGCTGGCACACGATTTCGTGCGTAAATGGCAGGCTTTGCATGGGGTGATGGTGGTTCCGCACACCACTTCCCGCAACAAACTGGACGAAAACTTGGGTGTTGAGGCTCTACTGCCACAACTGTGGCGCACAGGGCAGGTTCGTCTCCCGACGATGCGGGAAAATTGGAAGACGTTGGCGTTTGTAGAGGAAATGTCGTCGTGGACTCGCGATAAGAAGAACGGGACGGACTTGGTGATGGCTCACTGGTTCGCAGAGTTGCATATGCCGAATCTTGGTCCGGTGAAAACGCCTCCGAGAATGTGGCGACCGTCTTGGATTTAGTGTGTTATCTTGGAGACACACGGATCTAGGAGCACATAATGGCAGCAAAAAAGAAGGCGGCACCAAAGAAGGCGGCACCAAAGAAGGCTGGCCCTCGTCCACCTGTTGATGAGTCACGCAAGCCAAGAAATCAGCGGAAACCAATGATGGAACCGGAAACGAAAAAGCCGTTACAAGACTGGTACCATCGTAGCGACCCGATTCTTTTCAATGACGGAGAAGTATTTGGGTGGATGTCTGGAGCAGCAAGAAGGGGGAATCGTCGTACAAAAGAATCCCGCCTCAAATATCCAGTACTTGATGCCGACCGTCGTGCGATGAAAGTGAAGCGCAAAGAACGATAATTCCGTTTAGTGTGTTATCGTGGTGTAAATGCTGTCCACAGACGAAATCGTTGAACTTTACAACCAGCGTCGTAGGGCACTGGGGCCTGTGCATGAGCAGATGCGCCGTGTACGCGAACTCGCAAACGGTGATGTCATTGTACCACTCAACGAGCTGGACAGGAACGCGAAGTCGTCTGTAGCGAACCTGCTTGTGCAAGGTTTGGATCAAATGTCGATGCGTGTCGCATCCACGATGCCATCCCCATACTTCCCACCAATGAAGGAAGGTTCGGAGCGGTCCAAGAGTTCGGCTCGTACCCGTAAGCGGGCGATGCTTTCCATGTGGGATCACAACCGTATGCAGATGAAGATGCGTCGCCGCTCCCGTCACCTGCTCGGCTACAGCCAGTCGGCGGTTGTTATCAAACCTGATTTCAAAACGTTGATGCCAACCTGGTCTGTACGTAACCCGTTGGATACTTTCGCGGCACCGATTGATGATCCTGATGATCCGCTACCCGAAGACTGCATTTTCTCGTATCGTGTCACCGCCTCGTACCTGATTCGCACCTACGGTGAACTTGTCACCAATCGTTTGCGTATGGGGCGTATTGATGCTGATACCCGTTACACAATGCTCGAATACGTATCACCATACGAAATTCAGCTTGTTGTTATGGGTGCAGAGAACGACGCTCACCTGACCCCAGCAGAGTCATCTGGTCTTGGGGCTGTGATGGTTGAATACATCCCGAACCGTACCGAGATGCCGTTGGCTGTTGTTGCTAACCGCATCACATTGGATCGCCCGAAAGGACAGTTCGATGGTGTGTTAGGGATGTATTACACCCGTGCCCGTCTACAAGCGTTGACAGAGATCGCTATTGAGCGCGGTATCTTCCCTGCCGAATATCTGGTTGCGCGTTCTGGTGAGAACCCTGAGATCATTCAGGTTGCGGATCCTGCTGCTGGTGTCATCGGTATCGTCAAAGGTGGCGACATCCGCTCCGAGCAACTCAACCCTGGTTACAAGACTGACACGGCGTTGGATCGGTTGGAGCGTCAGGAACGGCTTGAAGGTGCCATTCCAGCGGAATTTGGTGGCGAATCCGCTTCAAATATCCGTACCGGTCGGCGCGGCGAATCCGTTCTTTCTGCAACAGTTGACTATCGAGTTCAAGAAGCGCAAACGACATTTGAGCAATCCATTCTGGCTGAGGACAAAATCGCTATCGCGATTGAGAAAGCGTATTGGGGTAACGAAAAGAAGTCATTCTATATTCCTGGTCGCGCCACAGTGGGACAAGATTCATACACGCCAAACAAACTGTGGGAATCCGATTTCCATTATGTTGCGTATTCGGCGGCAGGCTCAGATGTGAACAGCCTGATTATTGGTCTAGGTCAGCGGCTCGGTACGGGATTGATGAGCAAAGAATCAGCGCGTGAAGCGGACCCGCTCATCACCGACCCTGATCTAGAACATGACCGAATTATTGCGGAAGGGGTGGAGAGTGCTTTACTTCAGAGTATTCAGCAGCAGGCTTCGAATCCTGATGGCCCGTATCAACCAGAGGACTTGGCGTATCTAACCCGTCTGGTGGTTGAGCAAGATGTCCCGTTGTTTGAGGCTGTGAAGCGCACGGATCAGAGAGCACGTGACCGTCAGGCGGCTATGGCACCTCAGGGTGCACCTGAAACGATGCCAGGGTTGGCGATGCCAGGTATGGGCGCAGAAATGCAAGCTGCACCGCCAACACCTGCTGGTCCTCCACCTATCGGTGATTTGCTCGCACAGTTAGGAGGCTGAAATGTCTGACACCCCGTACTCGAATCGGAGCGATCTTCAGAACGTTGCTGCGAAAGTAGCGACAGGTCAAACCTACGGTATGGCTAAACAGCAGATGGATGCGCAACGCGCAGTACCGATGGGCAAGTCGCCTGTGGATGTTGCTGCTGCTCAGCGTCCGGTGCCTGGAACGTTGGGTTCGTTGACTCGCCCAACCGAGCGCCCGATGGAACCGATCACGGCTGGTGCACCGTTTGGTGCTGGACCGTCACCAACTGCTGCTGGTATCCCGATGCCTTCTGGTGATTCTGCGCTCGCAGAACTTCGAGCAATCTACGAGATGTTTCCGAACGATGATCTCGCAGATCTTATTGACGCATACACCCGTGACGGTTTCTAATGCCATCAAACTTCATTGATGGTGTAACCGAACAGAAAATCTTTGACACGATTTCTGCAAACAAGCAGGAAAACGCCCTCTATCGCACAAACGCATCCCCACAAGTTGCGCAAGCCGCAGCACAGATCTATCGCAATAGTCCGTGGCTGACCCCAGGGCAGGTGCTTACGCTCGCTAAGGGTGGTGCATCGCCACAAGCCATCCAGTTGGCTTCGGAGATTCAAGCGAAGATTGCACCTGAAAAGGTAGATACGACTCGTCAGCGTCAAAAGAGCTGGTGGGAACGTAATGTGTTTGATAAAGCGAAGGCTGTTTCACGCTGGTCATTCGCAACACTGAACCTTGCCCCAGAGATCGCACAGAACGTTGCGTCACAGATCGCATCACCGAACGATCCTGATGGTTGGGATGGCTTCTTCAAATCGACTTCGCTCGGAACTATGTTTCAGGACTCTGGGCTTGCTGGTGAGGGCTGGTTCATGGGTGGAAAAGCAGTTGAGAAGCAGGCTGAACGTGCCCGCCGTTTCCGTGGCACTGTCGGTGACTCAGCGTGGACGATTGGTCGTGGCGCAGCTGATGTGTTCTTCACCCCAGGTTCCAAAGAGTATTCGATTCTGTCCGGTGTCCTTGATGCTGTAGTGAACATCGGTGCCGACCCGACGATTGTTGGTGGCAAGGCGTTGGCTGGTGCTCGTGCGGGTCGAGCCACCATTGCAGGAATCCAAACCGCTGAGGAGATTTCGGCTGCAAAGAAGATTGCGCTTGTTGCGGATAAGGCGCTTGCTGGTTTGACGCAAGCCGAAAAAGTGGCATGGGACACCTCCAAGTTCACCCGTTTCATGACCTCCGATGCACGGGCAAAGCGTCTACTTGACATTGTTGCTGGTGAAGAAGATCCGGTGAGAATGTTCCGTGATGTGTTTGATGGAAAGATTGATTTGACTACAGCCAAGAAACTTGCTGATGCGAAAACAACCGACCAGATTCTTGGCATCCTCGGTGAACAGACCGCAGTGTTGGACCAGGTTTCTGCTCGTGCCCTCCCAACCGACATCCGCGACATCCGCGGTTCACAGTTGTTCTATAAGGAGCGGACCCCTTTGGTCAATACGTGGAGACAGTCCCGTGCTCTGACCGAAATGCCGGACAACTTCATTCTTCACGGCAACAGCTTCGACAAAATGAAGGCGCTAAAGAACTACAACAACTATCTAAACACCATCAAGTCTGGCTACACAGAAACAGATGACGGGCGCAAGTTGATGCGAACCATGTTTGATGCGTTGAACGATGACACAAAAACTGGTTTGGATATGGCGCGTGATGCGTTTGATGCCACCGTCAAAACCCTGCTGGATGAGGATGGCGTACCTGAAGTCATTAGTAAAGACCTGTTCGCAAAGGTGCGTGAAAGCATTGACGAGACACGGGCATACTTCGTTGACGAGGCAGGAGATCCAACGGACGCAGGTTTCGTACAGGCCCTCATTCAGTCAGGGAAAATTGATCCAGCAGTCTTTGGCAATTTGACACCACAAAGCCTGAAGGCGCTTCGCTTGCATGGCCCAGGTTCCGTTGTCGAGCTATTGGATCGAACCCACGTACTTCCAGATATACGAACGTTGCGTCGTGTGACCGCAAACCCGATATTGAAGAAGATGATTTCTCGCGCAGACGCAGACCCACGTGCCGCTATTGCGCTAGCTGAGTACGTGCAGAACAAGGTGTGGAAGCCATTGACGCTAGCTACCGGTGGATACATCATGCGCAATATGTTCGACGCTCAGGTGCGTATCGCAACCATCGGCAAGGATGGCTTCTTCAACCACCCGTTGCGCTATATCCAATGGGTTATCGGGGACAAGGGTGCCGAACGAATTATTGGCAGGAACTTCGACGAGGGTATCCGTGGACTCACTGACCAGTTTGACGAAGTAACCGACTACTACGCAGAGTCACAACAGATTTCTCTTGGACGTGGATTGGACGATGTTGTTCCCGCTGTGCGCCGTAGTTCAAGAAAAGACTTCGACATTATTTCTCGCAAAAAAGATGGTGCCGAGCTTTGGGCGCGTGGCCTGGTAGATGAGTTGATTCAAATTTCTAAGGACACATTGGAGAACGCTGTTGCTAAGGGCATCCCAACTGATGAGCTTGTGGACTATTTGAAGAACAATCCGAAGGGTCGTGAAGCGCTCGCCCAGATCGAGAAGTATTTGGATAACGGAATCAACATTATTGGTGATGCCGACTACTCGATCAAGGTTCCTGTCCGCGGCATAGATGACGATGTTCTGCGCCAGTGGATTGACCATCTTGCAAAAGGTCGAGTGAACTTGAAGACTGGTGGTGACGCTGATCTGGCGTTCGCTGTCGGATATAAGCGTGTCCCGTTGAACGAAACATTCACTGAGTTCGCTAATAATATTCAGCCATCACAGTTTGTGGATGGGCCAGTAAATCGTGGACGCGGAACGCTTATTGATCTTGGGAAAGACGCAAACGGTGAACGAATCCAGGCGGTAGTTACTGACGTATATCAAACCACCAATGGCGACAGGTGGTTGATGCGTCGCGTGTCAAATAACCGTTTTACAGGCAAAGCAACCAGCCAAGCAGAAGCAGAAGAATTTGCGCGTGGGCGCGCAGAACTTACTCGCCTTGTGAACGAAAAGCGGATGAGCGCAAATCTTCCTGACAAGGTGAAACTCGCCAAGCGTTACGCAACGCCAGATAAAAGTTCTCCGGCAAGTCGAGCACTAGATCGTATGACGAACCTATTCTTCCACGAACTGTACGAGAAGCGTTTCGTCAACAAACTGGAACGCTCACCTGTGTACCGCCAGTTCTATTATGAGCGCGTCGCAGAAAACGTTGATTCATTGACTCCGACAGAAGCCAAAGATCTTCTTGCCAGCATCAAGACCCGTGCTGCTGCAATTGAAATGAAGGCATCGGACTATGTGGGTGGCAAGGCGAACTGGAAGAAAATACAGGAACTTGCAGCCCAGGCTAATGGAACCGGAACGATTCGTGATCTTGACGATTATGCGGGTTTGATGGCGCTCCAATCCACAAAGGACGCACTGTTCAACGCAACCAGCCGCAACAACCTTGAAGATGCTCTGCGTATCGTCGTACCGTTCGGTGCTGCGTGGCGCGAAGTTCTCGGAACCTATGCTCGTCTTGTTGCTGAGGATCCAACCCGTATCCGTCGAACCCAGCAGGTCTTCAACGGTTTGGCAAACGCCGACCCAGACGCAGACGGAAACGGTTTCTTTTATCGCGACCCTGTATCCGGTGAGTATTCATTCAACTTCCCAATGTCTGGTGAAATCAGCAAACTCATCACAAAACTTGGTGGTGGCCCAGGTTTAGAGGTTCCGTTGCAGGCACCTGTAAAGCGTCTATCAATCGGCTTGTCTGTTATCCCGGCTATCGGGCCTGTTGCGCAGATCCCTGTCGGGATGCTCCCAGACACTCCTACGTTCGATGGCATCATCTCGATTCTTTTGCCGTATGGTCGAACCACAGCAGGGAAACTCGGTTTGCCATCGTGGGCGCAAAAAGCAAAGTCCGCACTCATGGACAACCCGAACAAGATGGACACCATTCTCGGCAACACCTACGCCGACACGCTCCGTGCTCTTGCCGCATCAGGCGACTACAACATGGATGACCCGCAACAGCGTCAACAATTATTGGAGGACGCTAAAGGTAAGGCACGAATCTTGACTGCGATGCGAGCACTCGGTCAGTTCATCGGGCCTGCCGCGCCAAGCAACGAGTTCGTGATCGACACCAAAGAGGGCGACATCTACGCCTCTCAGCTCATCAAAGAGTTCTACCGTTTACAGAACGAGAACTATGACACTGCTGTGAGCGAGTTCTTGCGTATCTACGGTGATGACGCGATGCTGTATCTGTCGTCTAAGAGCAAGGCAACCGTGGGTGGGTTGGAGGCTACGAAAGAGTTTGGTGACTGGGAACGTACAAATGCTGGACTCATTGAGCAGTTCCCTGATGTTGCAGCCTATTTTGCGCCTGGTGGATCCGACTTTGATTTCACGACTTGGGAGCGGCAGGTTCGTACCGGTAAGCGTGAGCGTTTGTCTGGGAAACAGATTGTGGAGCAGGCTGAGTACCGAATCGGTTCCGCCCAATATCGGGCTTACCGTTCGCAGATCGGACCGTACCCAAATGAAGAACAGAGGGCTTGGTTGCGTAATGTTCGCGTCGAATTGAATCGCAAGTATCCAGGTTTCCCTGCTGTACCAGTATTTACGGTTGGTGAGTTCGACCAGAAGGTTGCCCAGATGCAGCAAGCGGTTCAGGATCCGCGTTTGCAGGGTAATCCGACAGCAAAAGCAGTAAGCGACTATCTCACGTATCGTGACCAGGCGATTGCTCAGTATGTGGCTGCTGGTGGGTCAGCGCAAGGTTTCGCTTCTGCAAAGGCAGCCGAACCACTACGTGACTGGTTGGCTAATATCGGTACGACTCTTGCGGCAAAGACACCAGATTTCTCTCGTGTCTGGGAACGCGAGTTACAATCAGAGGTTGACCAATGAGCACTGACCCAAAGCCTGTGAATCCTGCCGATCCCGCTGGTCTTGGTGTTGGCGGCCCACCAGCTGCAACAACCGACAAGGGGCAACAGCCGTTCCTTCGACCCGTTACTGGTGTTACTCCAGAAATGGTCCAAGCCGATCAGCAAGCGTTCATCCCGCAGTATTCACAAACCATCACTGGTAGTGCGGATCGTCCACGCACAAAATCAACAATTACCGGCTATCTCTACGCGGGTAAGAGTTTGGTTGACGGTTCCGGTCGAATCGTGCGTCAACGTTATGACGCAACCCGTGAGGCGTACACCGAACTTCGCTCAATGGATGCAACAGAACGTTCATCATTTCTCAATGAGATGTATCAGCGCGGGCTGTATGACGGGAAGATCAAGCCATCCGCAACAGGTTTTACTCCAGCCGACCTGAAGGTAATGCAACAGATATTGCTTACATCAAACGAATATGGTTACGATTGGCGCACATCGTTGAACTTCATTCGCCAGGAAAACCCAGTGTCTTCTCCTGGTGCTGGTCGCAAGATCCCGTCAGCGATTGATTTGGGTCGTGCACTTGATGAGCAGGCGCTTGCGTCTTTGGGTCGTGCGCTTACCCCACAGGAACGTCAGCAGCAGGTTGCCAGCATCCAGGGTCGGATTCGTGGTGGCACAGATGTGCAGACATCTACACTTATTGAAATGGCCCCAGGCAATGTTGCGCCAGCGGAAGAACAGGCATATAACTTTGCTCGTGTTGCTGACATCACGGCACGAATCTTGGGTGGCTCGTAATGGCTGACGATCTCAAAATTAGTGGCTCCGAAGCAGCAGTAAATCTCACTGGAGAAAATGTCCAAGTTCCTGCTCCGCCTATTGAAAAGAGTGTTGAACAACTCGAAATAGAACTGTCTGAGTTGCGGGCGTTTTATAACGAACTGAAAAAGGGTTTTGTCAAGGGTAAGACCTATACGTGGAAACTTGCTAACGGCGATACCAAAACAGCGAAGTTCTCTAACGAACAACTATTTGATGCTGCGAAAGCAAACTCATACGACCTACTGAAGAAGACACTTCCAGCGCAAATCAGTCAACGCAAAGCATGGGAAGACAAGTATTCCCTTCGTCAAGAGCAGAAGTTTGGACCGGATTATGTGGTGCTTACTGCGGGTGAGGTTTATGACATTCAGCAGCGTTACAAGGTTGCCACCAACCCAAACGATAAGGAACTGAAGGCTTACGACGACGCTGTTGCGGAAGCCCAAGCGATTGAAAAGCGGATTTCTACACCAGGCACGTATGAGGCTGGACTTTCTCCGTCTGAACAACAACTTGTGTTGGCGACAGCGTGGAAGAAGGTGATGTCCAAAATTACCCAGCGTGTTCAGGAGTATCGTTCGCAGGACATTCCGATCATCGTTGATGAGTACGGTCGCACCACCAAGTCAACCCAGTTCTATGTTGCCCCACGTGTCGAAACCACCATTGACCAAACGATTGATCGTGCGCTAGCTGAAGCTGACAAGGAATTCTCAACTGTTGTCCCAGAACAAGTTGATCGATTCGGTCGTGTTCTGACCAATACCACTATTCGAGATCAGGAACAGTCGCGTCAACTTGCAGCGTTTACTGATCGCGCCAACAAGCTTCGTGCTGCTACCCCTGCGCAGGCTGAACAGTTTGTTCAACAGCAACCGAAGACCGCAGCACAAGAATTGCGTGGTGGAACCCAGGATGTTACGGCTGCTCCGATAACAGCAACATCAACGAGAGCGCGGACTGGTGCCACAACTGTTACTGCCCCGACTAGTGCGACAACCGCAGCGCCTCCTGGTGTGCGTGGCGGAATGGTGGTCAAGAAAACCCCAATCACCAATCCAACCCCAGGAACACCATCTGGTGGTGGTGGAACCGGTAATGGCGGAAAGGGTGCGCGCGTTCCGCGTCAACCTGTTTCCCCTGACGCATGGAAAGACATTCTTCGTCAGCGTTTCCCTGCGTACAGCAACGACTGGCTCACAGATAATGCTGTAGCACATTTCGGTCAGGACGTAATCGATCTGATGGTTGCAGCGGCAAATCCGAACGGTGAGTTCAAGGGTCTACAAACTGAAGCCTCAATCAAAGCGTTTGAACTTCGTCTTGCCCAAACCAACTATTTCCTCAACACTGCTTCTGCCGCGAAAGCGTTTGACCAGTCCACTCCAGGAAATCAAAAGACCCTTATCGACGCAAAGAAACTTGAACTCAAGAATGAACTTGGCGATATTGGGTTGGATGAAACCACTCTCAATGCTTTAGCCGCTGATGCTGCTCGTAAGGGTTTGACTGGTTTGGGGTTGACCCAAGCCGCGTACTCGTACATTTTGAAGCCAACTGACCAGCCTTCAAAAATTGCTACCCGTGCGATGGAAGCCGCTGACGCAGACAGAATCCGTGCTATCGGTCGCGCCTACAACTACAACGTGAGTGACGCTGAACTGAAGTCCATCCTTACCGGTGCGCCAACCGCAGCAGGTGTGGTGTTGACCGAGGAGGGGTTGCGTCAGAAGGCGCAGAACTGGGCGAAGGGTGCGATGCCACAGCTCGCAGATCAGATTGATCGCGGGTTGACGCTCGAAGAAATCGGTGGCAACTATCAGAAGTATGCGGCACAGATCTTGGAGCAACCGGAAGACAAGATTGATATGTTCTCTGGCCCGTATCTTCAGGCGTTCGGTACGAAGGAGACTGGTCAGATGTCGCTTGGTGATTGGATTGAGCGTTTGAAGTCTGATTCGCGTTTCGGTTGGCAATATACGAAGCAGGCGAATCAGCAGGCTACGGATGTGGCGTTGTCGATTGCTAGAGCGTTTGGGAAGGTTCAGTAATGAGTGATGTTTTTGATGCTGGGATGAGGGCTGAGCAGGGTCGCGCACAGGAGGAAGCGGCGGCTCAGCAGGCGAACTTTGATCGTTTCTACAACTTTCGTAATACGCTGGTCAACGCAACCACTCTGCCACCATTGGAACCAGTTGAGGAACCCGAGGATCCGATTGCTCGTGAGATGCGTTTGGACCGTGAGGCACGTGCTGCGGCTGAGGCTTTGGCTGCGAACCAGCGTCGACAGGATGCCCGTTCCACCATCAACACCGTGCTGTCCAGTTACGGTCTTGGCGAACTAGCCGACTACACCTACAACCAGATCATCGTGCGTGAAACCGTCAACATCAACAACCCTGACGCAATCATCTATGCGTTGCGTGAACAGCCCGCATATCAGAAGCGTTTCGCTGCGAACGCTGTCCGTGCCCGTAAAGGTTTGTCTGAGTTGGATCCTGCGTCGTATATTGCGTTGGAGAACCAGTATCGGGAAACGCTTCGAGCGAACGGTATGCCAGCCAACTTCTATGACCAGAACGATGACTTCACCGCACTTCTCGAAGGTGATGTTTCTCCGTCTGAGTTGAATGAGCGTGTCCAGCAGGGTTATCGTGCGGTCGCTGACGCTGACCCTGAGGTGAAGCGCCAGATGCAACAGTTGTACGGGGTGGGTGAGGCTGAGTTGGCTGCCTACTTCCTTGACCCTGAACGTGCCGCACCGCTACTGACCCGTCAGGCTCGTGCTGCTCAGATCGCTGCCCGTGGAGCCGAGCAGGGTGGCATCCAGTTGACTGGTGCACTCGCCGAGGATTTGGCTCGACGCGGTATTACGGAGGCTGAAGCCCAGCGTGGGTTTGCTGAGATTGGTGCGCTGGGTGAGCTGACCCAGACGTTTGCTGGGGAAACACCTTTGACCCAGCAGCAGATCGTGGAGCAGCAGTTCGGTGTGAACGTTCAGGCTGAGCAAGAGTTGGCGCGTCGTCGTAGGTTGCGTGTCGGTGAGTTCGCTGGTGGCGGTCAGTTCACTCGCACCACCGGAGCCACATCAGGCTCGATCGAGACAGGTGCAGGCACCGCACAGTAACCACTGACAGTGGTGTGTGCTACACTGCGAGTGTTCCAACAGGGACACCATCGGAACCCCCCGATTTCGATGTGAAAACAAGGGTGAGACTTTGCAGCCATCTGGTCCCTCCGTCCAGATGTGGGCAGAAGGAGTGAGCCATGTCAGAAGCAAACTTTGAGTTTGATGAGGACGCGGTAGAGCAACAGCCGAAGGATCCCGTTAGGGCACATCTGCGGAAACTCGAAGCCGAAAATAAGGCTTTGAAAGAGCAGGTCGTAGCCAAAGCGGAAGCCGAACGGAAGTTGGCGTTTGTTGAGGCAGGTCTTGATCTGTCGAATCCAGCCGCCAAGTATTTCGTGAAGGGCTATGACGGTGAACTTTCACCGGAAGCAATCCGACAGGCGGCCGAGGAAGCAAGTCTCATTCGTAAGCAAGACACGTCTGGTGAACAGCAGGCGTGGAACAGGGTGGCTCAGGCTGCTCGTGCGGGTGACACAAGCGAACCGGTTGTTGACTACAGCACCAAAATCAAGCAGGCACGTTCAGCCGATGAAGTGATGCAGATCTTGGCTCAGGCGAGAGCTGAAGCAGAAAACCTGTAAACCCCCAAACAAAAAGGAAGTAGCCAAGTGGCTTACACCCAGCAATCATCGCTGTCTGTCGATCAGGCAGCATACGATCAGATCGCATACTTCGCGTTGCGCTCTGAACTTCTGTTCGATCAGGCGGCAGACGTGCAGCCAACCAACCAGTCCATGCCTGGTTCGTCGGTGACGTTCACGATCTTCTCCGATCTCGCAGCAGCAACCTCGACCCTCTCGGAAACGGCAGACGTTGATCCGGTCGCGATGAGCGATTCGCAGGTCACGGTGACCCTTGCCGAGTACGGCAACACCGTCAACACGACCGCCAAGCTTCGTGGAACCTCGTTCCTCGATGTGGATGTCACCGCAGCGAACGTCATCGGCTACAACGCTGGTGACTCCATCGATCAGGTCATCCGCGAAGTTCTCGCTGGTGGCACGAACGTTGTCTACGGTGGCGGTGGATCGTCCGATCCGTCGAGCCGTGTCACGGTTGCAGCAGAAGACATCATCGAAGCCAACGACATCCGCAAGGTGACCGCACAGCTTCGCAAGGCCAACGTCGCAACGTTCAACGGCTACTACATGGGTTTCATTCACCCAGACGTGTCGTACGACCTGCGTCGTGAAACCGGCAACGCTTCGTGGAACGCTCCGCACGTCGCTGTCGATACCGCCAACATCTACAACGGCGAGATCGGCACCTTCGAGTCGGTGCGCTTCATCGAAACGCCACGTGCAAAGGTCTTCGAGAACGCCTCGAACGGCACCAGCACCACCGGAACCATCGACGTGTACTGCACCCACATCATGGGTCGTCAGGCACTCGCAAAGGCGTACAGCCAGGTTGATGGCAACAGCGCGTTCCCGAAGGTCGTTCGCGGCCCGATCGTGGATTCGCTCATGCGTTTCAACCCGATCGGCTGGTACTGGCTCGGCGGTTACGGTCGATTCCGTGAGGCATCGCTCCGTCGCATCGAGTCGTCGTCCAGCATCGGCGCAAACAGCTAATTGATTTAGCTGTCCCTCGCAGAGCGGGGAGCATCGGGTGTTTCACCTGATGTTCCCCGCTTTTTGCGTTTGCTACACTTGTCGCGATGTCAATTTCTAACTACGCCGAAAACGCACTACTTGACACTCTGAGGAATCAGTCGTTTGCTGTCACCACCACTTACGTCAAGTTGCACACCGGCGACCCAGGCGAGGCGGGCACGAGCAACGCTGCGACTGAGACTACTCGTAAGTCGGTGTCGTGGTCGGCTGCTTCGTCGGGTTCGTTGGCTTCTTCTGCGACTCTTGAATGGACCAACGTCGCGGCAACAGAAACGTACTCACATTGGTCGCTTTGGGATAATGCTTCTGCGGGGAACTGTTTGTGGTCTGGTGCTTTGTCTTCTTCTGCCGCTGTTACTGCTGGGGATACGTTTCAGATCACTTCTCTCACCTTGTCGCTCGACTAGCCGTTAGGGGATAACCCCTTATGGCTCTAACGATTTCTGAGGCGGGTAGCGCAACTTCTAACACCTCGTCTTCGACGCTGGTTGTTACTCCAACGGTTTCGTTTTCTGCGAATGATGGTGTTGTGGTTTGTATCGCCGCCGATAATTCAACCGCACAGGGCGGTTTGCCGTTTTCGTCGGTTACTGATTCTCAATCAAACACATATACGCTTGTTCGGAGCGTAAAACAGCAAGGGGCATCCCAAAATAATCTTGCCTGTGGCGCTATTTATTTTTGTGTTGTGCAAAATGCGTTGTCTGTATCGGATTCAATCACTGTCAACTTTCTGAATAACACGACCGCAAAAGCCGCCGTTACATTCAAAATTGGTGCTGCAGCGAATAAAAAACCCAGCCAAATTAGCGATAATGTTTTCAGTCCTACTGGTGATGCGTCTTCATCGTCGAGGTCTACAACGACTATGACATCTGGCGATGCGTTGGTCTACTTTCTTGCCATCGAAAACAATGGTGTTGTGACTGGTGACTCAGACACAACAAGGGGTTCTTGGTCATCTGCTTATGTGGCAAATGCGGATTCTGGCACTGCTCTCACATCCATGCAGGCGTTTTCGCAATATAAAATTGTTACAGGGAATGGAACTCAAACATGGGATACAACATTCCCAAGTTCTAGCAGTTTCGCAACAGCATACGCCACATTCAGAGAAGTTGCTGCCCTTTCAACATTTGATAGAACTGCCACTGGGTCTGGTGCTGGGACAGCAACAGCCGCCACAAAAGTAACCCAACTTCGACTTGGCATCCACACAGATTTTTCATTCGGTTTCGTCAACGGTGCAGGACGTTTCTATATCGGTCCACCAACCATTGTGCGCACCGCTACAGGTTCAGGGACGGGTGCTGGATCTGCGACAAAGAAAATAGTTGCTGTCCGAACCGCCACAGGCTCAGGTACAGGCACATCAAATAACGCGATAGTTCACGGACTGCTTCGCACCGCATACGGTTCTGGTGGGGCATCTACTGGTGACAATGGTTTGTTCCTTGTCAAACGTTTACGAACCGCCACAGCATCGGGAGCAGGGTCGTCATCGTCTGCGTTTAGTGTGACTAAAATCCGTGTCGCTACAGGGTCCGGTATCGGTTCTTCTAGCAGTGTTGAAACCCTTGTCCTGCTGAGGATTGCCGAAGGTTCGGGTGAAGGATTTTCTAGTACGACGCAGCTTCTTGTTGTGTTGCGCACCGCTACAGGTTCAGGTACAGGTACGCAAACGACAGTTGGTGCCCGCATCAATCGCCGCACAGGAACAGCAACAGGAGCAGGCGACGGATCAGCAGATTGGACCAAATCGCATATCTTCCGTGTCCCCTACACGGAAACCTATCCAGGTGGATACTTCGGTGGCGGTGACGCAGCGAACCGTCTGCAACGCTACAACCGCACAAACGTGCGTGGACTCAACCTATACAAACTTACAGACGGCAGTTACACAACCATCACCCAGCGCGATCTTGGGCAGGTAACAAAAATCTGGTATGGTGGCCGCGACCATTTCCTCACCGACGCAGAAGTTGTAGAGTTGACCGAGGCAGGATTCGGAGCGAGCATCACCTGATGGCAACATTCACCCCACCCACAGATAACTTTGTTCGACCAACCTTGTACGAAAATCAGGCACGAGGCTTCATCCTTTCTGCTGAGCAACGGTTAGCGAACCGGTTGGCTGCGCACCGTAACGCCACCCCTCGCGGTCGAAACGTCTATCTGTTGACGGATGGCACCTATACAGAGAATCAGCCTGGTGACATGACAACGGTCAGCAAGGTTTACTATGGTGGGCACAACATTGAGGTGACAGCCGATGAGGTTGCGTCACTAACGGCAGCTGGTTACGGGGAGTACATCACGTGATAAAGCATCAAGAAACCCACCCATATTTGGATGTTGAGGGATGTTTCGGTTGCCGTACAGCAGGCATCCAGTTCGGTGCCTCATCTATGCCGACTCGTGCTGGTAGTGCTCGTTCAGCTGTTATCGAGGCGAAGGATCGTGTGCTAGACAAAGATTTGGACGCATATAAGCGTTTGCGTAAAGATGGTTTGCAGCCACGCAAGATTGATGGTTCGGCTGAAGTGGAAAAGAGGGCTGAAGAAAAATGGCAGGTGGAAACGGGGATCATTCCCAATACCTGAGTTTGGTTGGGGTGAACCTGCCCCATGTTGGTTACGGCAAAATGGTTTCTGGTTTGCGGTCTGCGCTCGCAAGCAGAGTTGAGTTGTGTGATGATGCGGAGCGGGTGGTGTTTGCGCTTCGACCGAATCTGGTGAAAGGCTGGATGTCGGATCAGCAGCCTGCGCTTCTTACGATGTGGGAAACAAACTGGCTTCCACCAGAGTTCTCCGAATATCTGCATTATTTCGACACCATCGTTGTTCCAAGTGTTCACAACTGGGAATTGTTCTCAGAGTTCCATGACAATGTTCGGGTAGTGAACTTGGCGGTTGATCGCAGTATCTATTTCCCTGTGGAGCGTGAACAGACCCGTAAGTTCCGTATCTTGTGTGGCGGTTCAGAGTGGCATCGCAAAGGGTTGGATGTTGTGTTGAAGGTGTTCAACGAGATGCAGTTACCTGACTGTGAGTTGCATATCAAGATTGTTCCCCCGTATCTGTCGGCACCGGATGATTTGGGTTATCCGAATGTGGTGGTGTGGCGACATTGGATGACCCCTGATGAGGAAGCTGATTTGATGCGGTCGTGTGACGTGTTCGTGTCGGTGTCGCGTGGTGAAG